ATGTCGAGGAACGTCGAAGAAGTATCAGAAGAGGGGCCCGACGCTCTGGAAAACACTTCCGTTTATGACTTCATGTATCATGACGCAAGGCGGATTGCTTCTTTCCTCTCGCAATTTGACAATAATGGTCATCTGACTGGCATTAAACAGAATGAATCGGTCGCAAAAGGATCGACTCGAAGTAAAAGCTTCGGAATTAATGCTAATCTACCTCTAATTGGCGGCGGTGGCGTTACGGGGCTAATCGGCCCTGGAGAGACGGGACGAGAGGGCGTTGAGCGAGTTTACGATCCAATTTGGGCGAACGCGCTCGAGTTTCTTGATGCTCTAACGTCGCGCGATATGATCCGGCGCGAAATTGATGAAGCGAACATTGGCCAGTTCGTTCTTGTATCCGGATTCCTTAACATCCAAGATTTGTCTATGCTGAAAGATGCATGGAAGCTTCCGTCCATTCAAAAAATAGTCAAGAACGGCGCGACATCTGGCAAAAAACAGACAAGCATGACTGCGGCCGAGAAGAAGGAGGCGGCAGAATTGCAGAACAATATCGATATGTTTTTCGAAATGATCCAAATTATGCCCCATTCAGTTCACGCTCGAATTCTCACGGGCGATGAGAATGCTGCTAGATTAATTTGGTCAAGTCTTGACCCCAATTGCCTAGTGTCTCCTGCTACAGACATCGCTCTAACTTACGGGCAGATGATGGCCGGCGAGTGGTCGGCCTTAGGCATCTTAAGTGCTCGGCCCGAATTTCTTGCACCTGATTTTTCGCAAACTTTTGACGCTGAAGATTTTGGCCTTACCGAAAGCTTGGTCGGACAAATGTCGTCGATCCTCGCGCCGCTTGTCCGCGTCAGTTTGGGCCGGCCAGCCGCAGCTTTTGCGATTACGCCGCTTATGATTTTCCGCGAGGTCGCCTAGTGGATTTTTGGCTGCCCGAGATTCATCTCGGGCAGCCGATCTGGTACGCGCACAACGGACCCGCTAGCCAGTGGGAGGCGCGTCCGTTTTCGGACGCGCCATCGCCCAACCTACTTCGTGATGCGCTCTAACTGCCCGGTGCCGTTTGCGAGCGCATCCACGATCGCCGACCGGATTTCATCGTTCGTGATGCGGTCGTGAAGGCCTGAATAGGTCCACGATGGGCGGTTCCATAGGCTACCCTTCGTCACCATCATCAGGCGGCCGTTGAACAGGCGGTGCACCAGCCTGGCGCTATCGGGCAAAGGTATTTCATCCCCATCTTCGTCGCGTTCCGCGGATCCGGCATCCCACACCTCGCGAGGGGCAAATAGCCCCGGCGTGATCTCAACCAGCTCTTCGCTGCGCGCCTCGCCTTCGCGATCATCGTAAACGCCGACGGGAGCGAGATCGGCAAGTTCGAAGATTATGAACGATTCGGCTGGGCTTTCAGGGATGTATTCCAGCGCCATGGTGGTGACCTTGGCAACGTACCGAAGCTTTTCACGAATGCGGAAGACGAGCGTTCCGGGTTCTCGACCCAAGGCCACCGCCTCGACATCATGGCCGCCGCTCGTGGCGAAAAATAGATGGTTCACGGCGCGGGCGAAGGGCTGGGCTGCTTCGGCGATTGCGTCGCGTGTACGCCAGACCGATGTCACTGGGGGGGTCAAGCCCGCGACCTCGCCGATCGCAGAAATCCACTTCTGCCGACATTGGTCAAGATACGTTTGTTGCGACATCAATCATCCTTAGCTGGTGGCGGGTCTGCAAGCGCCGAAGGGACCCAATTTACGGTCGTTGCGATTCTCGCCAAGCGATGACTTCCGCCTCGCTCCAGCGGCTTGCGTACCCGCCTGGTTTGTACTGCGCGGGGAACCGGTGCTGACGTATCAAGCGATAGATCATTGCCTTGCTAAGACCGGTTATTTCCTTGACCTCGGCCATTCGGATCAGGCGATCATAGCTTTTTACGTCGTTGGTCATAGGCTTTGCTACCTCGAAACGGTCGCAAAACCCTATCTCCTAAATTGACGGCATTTCTTTCTTTTCCTTTCACTGGCGCTGTGATTCGCGCCAGGCGATGATTTCAGCCTCACTCCAACGGCTCGACCAGCCCCCAGGCTTGTACTGCTTGGGAAAACGCCGTTGGCTAACCAGTCGGTAGATCATTCTTCGACTCAGGCCGGTCAATTCCATGACTTCGCTCATGCGAAGTAGGCGGCTGGGGTTCGGTGCGACCGTCATCTTCTCTTTCCTCATCTGCGTGGGGTTATGCGGATTTCGCCAGGACTGGCGTAAGGTGCCGAACATTGCTGGGGACGGGCAGACCATCGCCGTCATCGTCGCCGTCATAGTCGTGGTGAGGGAGGTATTCCTGGCAAGACCGGGACTCGTGGACGACAGGCTGCATTCCAGCCAGCTCCAAGCGTCCGAGCGGGCGAAGCTGCGCCTGTGGCTCGCGGTATTCGCAGACCCCGAGTTCGTCATCGCTGTCGATTGGCGCAGGATTGCTCATGTCGGAACTCGCGCCGGCACGGAAATGCATGCAGGTGCGGCAAGTGTGCTCGCGCTTCATTGCAGCGTCTCCACCGTGCCGGAAGGGGTCCCGCGGATCGCATCCCACGCCTCGGCCGCCCCGGTGAACAGCGTCGTCAGATGGCCGTTGGGATCATCCATTCGGCCTTCGCTTGATCTGGCGGCCATAAATTCGAGGACGCCAACCAAGGTGCCTTGCACTCCGGCAGCAAGGATAACGCGATCGACCGGCCCCGGATCGGAACCGCCGTTGACCAGTATTTCCGTTGCCTTGCTTACGAACATGTCAAGCGCGCCGCGGATGATCTCTGTCAGCGCTGCCGCCAATTGCTGCGATGTTTCGACGGCGGCCTGGGGATCTGCGAAGGTTGTCATGCCGCGTTCCCCCGCCAAGGCTGTCCGCCGTGCTCCAGCTGCTCGATCCGGTAAAGGAGAAGCCCTACCGCTGCCGAGGAGACAGTGATCATGCCGCCGTGCTGCTCGCATTCCGCGCACTTTAAATGGGACATGGCGCTGTCGAGCCATTGTTCAGGAGTGCCTAAGGAGGCGGCCAGCTCGTTAAGGGTGGCGCCCTGATAGTGCAACGTCGTGAACCGATCAGAGTACGTGGCATCCATCTCGCCATCGCCCTCTTGCTCGATCACCCGCTTGCCTGCTCGCTCGGCAGCGAGAAGGTTGGCGTGGTGATACTCGGCAGCAGCGAGTTCACGCAGCTTTGCAATCACCCGCGGCATGCTGGCGTCGCCGATGTCGGCGAAACCGGCCGCGTCGGCAGATGCGCGCCACTCGGCCTTGGGGGTGAACTTCGGCTGCTCGCTCTGCCACTGGCAGAAAGCGAGAATGCGATCGTCGCTGGGACGGCTCATTTCGGTGATGGTCATATTAAACTTTCTCGTTCAGGCAGGGTGTGGGGCGCGTCCGAAAAGCGGACGCGCCAGATCGTCTCGGCTTACTGACCTTGGACGCAGGGGGCGCCAGGCGAGCAGTAGACCGTGGCCGGCATCGCCCCGTCCCACTTCTCAACCCACCGCAGCTTGACGATTGCGGGGTTGGCGCTGATCGCGTCTGCCTGGACGCGGATGCTCTCGGCCTCGGCCTGCGCCTTGATCTTGGTCTGCTTGGCCTCTTCCTCGACGCGAACCGTGGCGTTGCGGGCCTCGGTAGCCTTCTGGGTGGCGACCTGGGCTTTTTCCACCGCGTCTTCGAAAGCGTCCGAATAGTCGATGTTGGTGAGCTGGAAGTCATCGACGTTGATCCCGCGGGGGCGAAGCGCCTTGCGGAGATCTGCGAGGATACCGTTCTGGATCTGGGCGCGCTTGGCGATCGCATCGGCCGCGTCATATCGGCCGAACACATCTTTAATCGTGGACTCCACCACTTGCGGCAAGATCTTCTCGCGCCATTCGAGGCCTACGGTCTTACGCATCTTCACGGCCGACGACGGGTTCAGGCTGGTCGTGACATTGAAATCCACCGTGCCGGTCTGGATGTCTTTGGTGTAGATCGGCGTCTTGTTCTTCCAAGGTGTCGACATCACCGACATCTCTTCGAGTGACGTTGTGAAGATGTTCACGCCGTAGACGCCCGGCTGGGCCACCTCGTCGTCGATCTGGCCGAAGCGGTTCCAGAGGCCGACATTGCCAGTGTCGACCGAGCCGCACCCGGCGAGAAGCGTGGCGCTAGCGAGCGCCATGGCCAGAGAAAGTTTTCGCATATATGATACCTCAGTTGCTGCGGCGTTTGCCGCGTTGACGGGCGCGCTCCTCGGCCCTCTCAAGATCGTGGAGCGCGTCTTCTGCGTCGCGACGTGCGCGCAGGTTTTCAGCGTGATCGAAATCGGTTTCACGCTTGAAAAAGTAGTAGAGTTTGACGAGGCCGCAGCCGATCAGGCCGAGGAGGCCAATCGCGAGAAGCGCCTCTATGATGTATGCTTTGAGCACGGTCAGACTGCCTTCCTTCGAGGGGAGCGAACGGATGCCGCGAGCACGATTCGAATGGCGGCTGGCAGTCCGGGTGTGTCGATCAATTCGGCCAGCAACACCGTGGCGCATTCGTCGTCGGCGCAGCCGATCTCGGGATGGAACCAAGGCTGGAGTCTGCCGTCAGAGCCGATCGTGACGGCTCCTCCGATGCGGCCCCATGCGAGAAGCCAGCTTTCGGCCAGCAGCGGCGAGGTCGGGGGGCAGGCGGCCCCGCCGCTGCTGACACTCCCGCCCGGGGGGACGGCGGGAAGGTCGAAGGGAGTATCGGTCATGCCGCCGCACCCAGATGGGCGACCTTGTCGGGGTGATGGGCAAAGATGTAGTTGCCGATCTCTGCCGTGCGGCTGGCGGCCAAGCGGCGCAGGCGGAGCTGCTGGCGATCTCGGACAGTATCTTCGCCGTCGTACATCACGATCGACAAGCGTTTGTCACCGTGCGGTCCAACGACAACCAAAGCATCGCCCTCGGCAGCGGCCATGGCTTCGAGCCATCGAGCCGGGTCGAAGGCGAGCGAGCCGGTTCCGAGCATGCACCGACCTAGGTCGCAGGAATCCAAGTCGCGGTAGACGCTGTGCATGTAGGCATCATCGCAGCGGCCGTTCCCGTCGAACTCGACATTATCGATGTCGAAGTCGTTCCCGCTACGGAGTGGGGCGCCGCAGCGGCCGAGAAGTTCAACGTAGGCTTTCACCAAGAAGTCGCTGGCATTGGCAACGGGTGCGGCCACGAGTTCGCAAAAGCGGGCTCCATGAGCATGGCAAGCGGCGTCGGCCGCACCCTCGTCGTCAAAGGAGCCTCTCGCGTGCAGCAGGTAAGCGGAGCGCCAAGTCTCGAACGCTTCGGCGATCGCGGGGCTAGGCTGAAAGAACATGGCGTCCATGATCACGCCTCCACCGGCTGGACCGAGGCGAAGTCGAAAGAGCCCGGCGCTTTCTCGGAGCCATCGAGCCGCCCGGCGATGTACGCGATGTCGCGAAGAACCCATGGATCGGCATCCCACTGCTCATGAGACAAGATGGAGGCCTTACGGAGCAGATCGTTGCTGGTTGGTGCGAGGGTTTGCGCTAGGTCGATCAACTGGGACTGGTTCGACGCGCGTTCACGGTTTTGGTCCACCAGGGCGGCGAGCACGGCGAGCGCTGGGCTTGCATCCACAATCTCTCGGATTGGCTCCAAGGCCTCCGCGAGCAAGTTCGCCAATTCGAAATCTGCGACTGAGCGCTCATAGCGACGCACCGCCTCGTCGAAGTCGTACTGCAAGAGCTCGACGATGGCTTGCAGGACGGGAGCGGCCTCGCCGTTAACCTTCGTAGCCGACGCATAGAGCGCATGCGCACCGTTCGATGCCAGGGTGTTGTCGACGAAGAGCTCTGCGTCCAAGACTGGCAGGTGAAGCATCAGCTTGGCCGCGATGCCTGCGGGGGTTTCGGCCCAATCGCCACGGACATCACGCTCTGCTTCGGTGGCGGCCCTATCGACACACTCTTCGACTGCATCGCAAGCGATCGGCTGGGACATCTGCGCGCCGTTCACAACGGTCTGGTGGTAAATCCAAGACCGCCAAGCTCGCACCTTCTCGTAGGCCGCAAGGATGTCAGCGTCCGGGCTGTCAGGCTTGAAAGCGGGGAAGGGCGACTTGCTGGCTAGATCGGGGCGGGCGAGAGCTACGGCGGCGAGTTCAGGGATGGACATTGTTCAATCCTCCGCCTTGGCGGGCAAGCGGCCGAAGGCGAGCATGATGTGGAAACCGAACCATTCGAGGGTGACGTGGTGACCATCGACGCAGGTGTCGTCGCGAAGGCCAAGGAGGCCGTATGCGCCCCAGTCGTACCAAGGCTCGATGGCTGTCAGCAGACGCTTGACGGCGAGCATGGCTTAGCCCTTTGCGACTTCGGAAAGCGCATCGGCGACAGCGGAGGGGGCCAGTGCCTTGAGATCACGCTCCAAAGCGAAGATGAACTCATCGGTCCGATGGTGGCCCGTCTGACGGGCGAGGGCGCATTTCTCCGCGACAGCTTCTGGCGTGGGGGCAGGCGTGTCGAGCAAGGCGATGAAAAGATCGCCCACTGCATCGAAATGCGCATCCGCCTCGCGCTCTCTGGCTGGCACGGCCTCGGCTTCGCCAGCCCTCCATGCATCGACTGCGTTGCGCCAGGCACCTTCTGCGCGGCGGAGTGCGACGTGGCGACGTAGCGGCGGCGCCGGTTCGGGCAGCGTGTCGGGAAGAAACGGGGTGAGCGCGTCCATGCCCGCCTGCGCCACGGCGAGTTCACGACGAATAACCGTCGTGAGCGTCATGACCTTCTCGCCTGTGCGTTGGAAATTCGTCAGGCCGCGCGCATCGGCCTTGTTGACGATCTCAGTGAAAATGATTGTGTCGAGTTGGTCGACAGTTGTGCCGATCTCTTCCAGCCAAGTGGCGATGTCCTCGCTCGCGCTGCTGGGCGACGTGATGGAAACCCCGAGTTCGATCCCGGAGACGTAAGGCACCTTTACGGCGCTGAAAGCGGTTTGCTGGACCATGGAGCCCTCCTGCGATGGTGAAGCAGGAGGTTGGCGGATGCTGGCCCGAGTATCCGGCGGCCGAGCTCGTTTCCCTACCTGCGTATCGGAGGGTCAGCGGCCGCGATATCAGGGCGATCGTCTCCGATACGCAATTTTCTATTACGGCATAAATGCCGCGTCAATGGATTTTTAAGGCATAAATGCCGCACTAACTGAGAAAGTCCGTAAGTGTATAAATTCGTTCAACTTTAACAACATTTTTTGCGTCAAGGCGGAAGGAAGTGTCCATACCGAACTCGCCCGCCTGGAACTGGCCAACCTCGTAATACCCTGGTGCCACCTTGCGAACCTGTCCTGGGATCACGAGAAGTTCAGTCTCTCCGTCGCTATGCGTTCCCACATAAAAGAGCGCCAGGTCCAACTCTCTGATAGGCTGAACCGTGCTGGCTAAAATTAGATCACCAGCCGGAATTGCTGGGTTGAGGCAGCTTATCGGCATGAATATCGAAAATACATTTTCGCACTCATCGACGGGTATTGGCGTATTGGCTAACCACTTCAGGACTTTGCTTTGGTCTATACGCAAAGCCTGGACGAGAACGTCACATCTTTGACTATTATCGTCTCCCCAAATATATTGAAATTTTTGGTCGGCCCCACGGTTGGCGAAATAAACCGGAATCGCGCCCTCATCGCTTCGCGACGCCGTTGGCAGTGTGGGCCTTCGTTGCGATTTAGCTGCGATTTCAGCAAAGCCTTCTGGTGTTAGAGCGTGCGCAAAATCATCGACTTCATCGATGTCGATATAGTTGTTGTAGTCAGTCTGTCCGAGCAGGTACTCCGGCGTCGCGCTCAGCACGCGGGCGATGCTCGCCAAGCGCGCGGCGGAGGGCATGGCCCGGCGCGTTCTGATATACCGTAAGGCATCGGGCGTTCGGGTTGCAGCAAGAGAAGCCCCCCTTTCAGTGAACTCAAGATCCGACAGGCGTTCGCCGATCCGCTGTATGAGAATATCAATCTGTTCCATGCGGCGTTTATGCCGCGTAATTATTAAAAAATCGTGCGGTAAATATGCCGTTGCAGGTGCGGCATATGCGCCGTATGCTGCATGGCATGGCTACATCTGACGAATTGCTGCTGGCATTGGCCAGAGCTTACAAAACCAGTGTCTCCACAAATGGTGGCGGTCGATCGCTCGCCCGTGTTGCCACGGTCGTCCTCAATAGAGGCTCGTTTTTCACTTCGCTTGAGCGGGGCTCGACCTGCTCCACACGCAATTTCGACAAGCTAATCGCTTATTTCGCAGACAATTCAAATTGGCCTTCGGGGCAAGTTCCTTCGGATGCGAAGGCTTTGCTCGCCTCGGTTGGGACACGCAGCGCGGTCCAACCCACGCCCGAAAGCGTCTGACATGCTCGCGAACGTTGAGGCCGAAGCAGCCTCGCTCGGGGTGCGTATGCAGGGTGGCACCATTTATGACTGATTGGGTCCGCCTCTGGCACGACATGCCTACCGACCCCAAGTGGCGCGCCATAGCCCGGAAGACTGGTCAGCCGCTCCCCTGTGTGATCGCCGTGTTCAACCTTATGATGGTCAACGCCAGCGGCAATGCCGAGCAACGCGGCACGCTCTCTGGATGGGAAGACGAAGACGCGGGGGCCGCGCTCGATATGGACGCCGCCGATGTGGAAGCGATTCGGACCGCAATGCAAGGCAAGGTTTTAGACGGCGACCGACTAACTGGCTGGAGCAAGCGGCAACCGAAGCGCGAAGACGGAACGGCCGCGCAGCGGAAGCAGGCGTGGAAAGAGCGTGAAGCCGCGAAGAACGGTGAAGGGCAACGCGCTGGAACGCATCGGAACGCAAGTGGTGCAGCGTCGGAACGCACTGGAACGCATGGTAACGCGCCAGAGACAGAGACAGAGACAGAGACAGATATTCCGTTCTCTAACGAGAACGGGCCTGTGGCCGTCGATCCGTCGAAAGTCATGTTTGACGCTGGTGTTGCGCTGATCGTGCAGTCCGGGAAAGCCGAAAGCTCAGCCAGATCCTGGCTGGCTAAGGCGCGGAAAGCTCATGGAGCGGAGGCCGTAATCGCAGCGATCGGCGCTGCGAAGCGTGAAGGCGCAATCGATCCAATCTCGTTCATGGAGGCGTCCCTGCGAACCAGGGCCCGCGACGCCTCGGATCGGGCGAAGTCTCCAGCGGTGCCGATATGACCTGGGCTCCTACCAAAGCGGGCAAGCAGGTTTGTCCCGAATGCTCCCATAATCGCCGGAACAAGAAAGATCGCTGCCTCTCGGTCTCCAAGACCGATGATGGTTTCGTCTGGCTCTGCCACCACTGCAACTTCGCCGGAGGAACTGGCAATGCACCCCAAGCACATGGAATGGTTCGAGCAGCGCGGCATCCCATCCGATATTCCGGACAGGATGGGCATCAACAGCGAGCTTCGGAACGGGGAGCTGTGGCTGTGCATCCCGTACATCCTCGAAGGAAAGGTGGTGAACCGGAAGTTCCGCCACGCGACCCGCAAGGAGCACTCGCAGGACAAGGGCGGAAAGCCATGTCTGTGGAACGCCGACGTTCTCTCCGCTGGGGGCGAAGTGATCATAACCGAGGGTGAGTTCGATGCTCTCGCTGCGATGGCGGCTGGCTATGCTCGGGTAGTATCGGTGCCGTGCGGCGCGCCTGCCAAGCGCGTCGAGGATCCATTCACTGCGACGCGCTACGAGTTCATGTGGGAGAGCGAAGATGCGCTGAAGAAGGTCGATCGGTTCATTCTGGCGACTGATGCTGACGCGCCGGGGCAAGCCCTAGCTCACGATCTCGCCGCCATTCTCGGCGCTGAGCGGTGCTGCTTCGTTCGCTACCCTGACGGCTGCAAGGATCTGAACGATGTCCTGGTGAATCTGGGCACGTCGGCGCTGGTCAGGTGCATCGAGGAGGCGTTGCCGGTTCCGGTCGTTGGCCTCTACCGTATGTCCGATTTCGCGGATCAGCAGGAACTCCCCAGCATGACCACCGGCATCGATTGCCTCGATGCGAACATGCGGATCGTGCTCGGCAGCTTCACCGTGTTCTCCGGCTACTCGAACATGGGCAAGTCTACGGTTCTAAACACCATTCTTGCCAGCGCGATCGCCCGCGGCGTCAACGTGTGCATCGCGTCATTCGAGACGGCACCAAAGCCGATCCTTCGCAACGAGCTGGCCCGCGCCCTCATCGGTTGCACCTTCGACGACTTCCCGAAGCATACGCGCAAGCAGCAGGCCTACGACACGATCGAAAAGCAGGTCACCGTCATCAGCAACTCGATGGACGACGACGCGGAGATCGACCTGGAGCAGTACCTCGAACTGGTGCGCATCGCCGTGATTCGCGAAGGCGCCAAGATCGTTGTTCTCGATCCATGGAACGAGCTGGAGCACAAGCGCAACCGGGACGAAACCGAGACGGATTACATCGGCCGTGCCATCCGCGTGCTCAAGCGTTTCGCCAAGCGCTACAACGTCGCGCTCTGGGTCGTCGCCCACCCAACAAAGCCGATGAAGCTGAAGGACGGCACCATCCCTGTCCCCAGCCTATACGACATCAGCGGCTCTGCGAACTGGTCGAACAAGGCCGACTACGGGCTGATCTACCACCGCGCCGACAAGACCAAAAACGAGGGCACGCTTGCTGTCGTCAAGGTGCGCATGGGCTTCCCTGGTGAGTGTGGCGTTGTGACTGTCATGCGAGACGAGAGCACCAGCAGAATCACTGAATTTGGCGTTGAAATTTATCGGAGCGCCGCATGACCGCGCTGGTGTCCCATGTGTGCCGCCTCCGGCCCGACTGGCGCATGCCCGAGCGCTACTTCGAAAATCGGGATGAAATTGAGAACCGCCTCCGCCGCCTCGCGCGAGAACTGGACGACACGAATGCCTAAGAACGAGACCATTGCCGCCCTGGCAGCGCAGACCAAGCGCCGCGCCAGCCGTCCAACGTCTACCAAGCCCGCGAAGGTTGATCCGTTCGCGCCCACCCCCGAGCAGCGCGAGCACGCGGTCTATGTCGAACAGGACATCGTGGACGTGAAGACGAAAGGCCGCATGACCATCGGCAAGGCCTTCCGTAAACAGCCGCGCTTCGAAACGATGGATGGCATCGGCACCGAGCAGCTCAAGGCGCTGCGCTGCTACCGGGCGGCGTTCGACGCAAGCGAGATGTCCGAGACCAAATGCGCGTTGGACGTGCGGCCGCGCGGTCCGGCTGGCTCACATGGCGCGATCTCTGCCATCGAGGCGCGCGCATTCGGCGCAAGCACTTTGCTGGGCATAGAGCGCCAGCTGGGCGCCTTGGTGCACACACTGCGCGATGTGGCGCTAATGGACCTGACGTTCTCCGAGGCCGCGATGAAGCGGTTCGGTAGCCGCGAGGTCGACTGGATCGACATAGGCAAGGGCAAGCGCAAGCCGCGCTCGATCGTCAAGCTGGTCCCGAAGTCGGGCACTCATCGGCAAATCGTGCGGGATGAGTTCTTCGCTGGCCTTTCGCTGCTGATCTCAGCTGTGGAGCCATACCGAAGCTCAAGGCATCAGCTTTGATTCCCGCTCCCGGCCTTTACGGGCCGTCTCGGCAATCTTCCGGCTCTGCTTCTCGGTCAGTTCGAGCGGCTTTCCGCCTGTCCTTTTACGCTTCGGCTTTGGGGTAAAAGTGGACTTCGATTGCCCCTTCACATAGCCGATAGACGCCCGAATGATCGAGCCACCCCCTAAGTAACTGCCTTTGGCCATTCTGCACCCTGTCCATGCCGATATGGGAAATCACATATCGGAGGTTGATCTCGCTAAATCAGATCGTCAACCGTGACGCCAAGATGTTCGGCCAGGCTCTTGAGGGTCTGGACCGAACCAACCTGCTTGCCGCTCTCGATCTGCGCGATCTGCGCGCGATTGACGCCAGCCGCCTCGGACAGCGCAAGCTGGGTCAGGCCGCGATACTCACGCCAGACCCGCAGCGGGCTTTCGCCAGCGAGAATGCGGTTGACCAGTTCAGCCGGAACGTATTCGTCATCGCCACGTTCGACGGCGGCCTTCACGCGCTCGGAGGCGCGGATGTCCGCCAGGTCCTCGGCCGCCTCCTGGAGCGCCTTGTACTCTTCGATCGGTATCGTAACCATCTCACCCATGTGAGCCTCCATCATTCGTAAATGCTGCCGCGAGGGCCAATCTTCGTCACGGTCAGCACGACGCCATCGTTCATGATAACCCGCCAGCCACCGACCCGAAGGCGGATGTCGTCGCTGCCCTTGAGGGCCTTGACGTTATTCGCCTGCGAAGCCGGGTCTGCGGCGTAGGCCTCGACCTTCGACACGATCCGCGCCGACGTATTTGCGGGCATCGAGCGGAGCGTCTTGAGGGCTGAGCGGGCGTACTGGATCGGCTTCATGCGAGGAAATGTAACTCTCCGTAACATCGGTGTCAACGGAATTGTTACGCAGAGTTACATCTAAAAAGCAGTTGTGCTGGGCACGGAAACAGGGCAAGTAGATACGGTTGGAATTCAATGCGCCCGCAACCAGATGGTCAGCGGGCGTTGCTGCATCTGACCCTAGGTTTAAACGAGGGTCATCGTGCGTCGGCGTAGCTCAGTTGGTCAGAGCACTGTTCCTCGGATCAGAGGTCGCAGGTTCGAGCCCTGCCGCCGCTCCATCGCTGACAGTATTAGACTTCCGCCTTGCTCAGCAGCAGGGCTTTTGCGTGGTAGGCCACGGCTCTTTCGCGGTGGGCATAAACGGCAGCGATGGAGCGTCTGCGCCGGAGCGCCTCCTGCGCTTTGCGGGCTTCCTTTCGTGCCCGGCATAGCAGGCGCTCGATAGAAGGTTTCATAGCCGACTCCCGAACATGGATGAGTGGGAGGTTATGGAGCGAGCCAGTAGTTTCAAACATGCTTCGGCAAAGCGTATTGATCGCGCGCCTAGCTGTTTCGTCACGAATGCCGCCGTCGCTCCAGCGGTAGGGCCTCAGCCTTCCAAGCTGATGATGCCGGTTCGATCCCGGCTGGCCGCTCGACCGCTCCCAAGGACACTGCACGCCCATGGCTAGAGGGCGTGCAATGCAGTTCCTAATTGCCGCCGGTATTAGTCCAAACCAGCAAGCGCCAAGCAATTGGGCCTTGGATCGATAGATGCTGGTGATGGTTCTGCGGCGGGAAGGGATCGCCAGCGTTCGAAGTTATTTCGTGTTTGCAACCGCGGCATTTGTAGATGCCTGACTGCGGCACGGCTTGGCCCGGACCATAGTCAGTTCTCCAAATGGGCTCTGAGCCGTCGCACGTTTCGACACTTGTGCCAGCCAAGTACCACGCCATGTTCTCGCCTTTCTCTTTGCGACCAGCGGCACGATCTGCCGCCGCCAGCGGGTTAGGGCCGCCTTTGCCAACTCATGCGTGATGACGGTCACGTACCGCGAGAAAGGAGGCGCAGCACTGTGGGAAAGTTAAAGGTTTTTGGCGCTCGCCTAGCCCGGTCGAAGCCCGGTCCCAGAACGCTGCCGCTGAAGCCTCCCCAACTCTGGGTCGCGGGATGGTTGCCACAGGGCGGCCTTCTGCTTTGCGCTGGGATCGCATTCTATCGCGGACACATCGATGCCGCGATCACGCTGTGGACAGGTTCCATCGTCATCGGCGCCATGCGGGCTATTGAACGAAGCGGGAGAGGCTGATGGCTTGGTCCCGAACCTCACGGCATGAACGTGGGTACGGAACAGCGTGGGGCAAGCTACGCGTCCGCATCCTCGCTCGCGATAAGCACCTGTGCCAGCGCTGCCTGCCGAAAGGCTTGGTCACTGCGGCGAGCCAGGTCGATCACATCGTTCCGAAGGCCAAGGGCGGCAGCGACGAGGAAGGCAACCTTCAGGCGCTGTGCAAGCCATGCCACGATGCAAAGACCATCGAAGATGCAGGCGGTACTTCGCGCGTTGAAATCGGGGTAGACGGTTGGCCCGTTCAGGAATGACCTGTTGCGCCTGAATGTTCAGGTTGACGGGGGGGTATCCTGAATATTTGGGAGGTAGCCCCTCAGTACCGCTACCGAACCAAATTTCGCACAAAACCAGATTGATTGTCTGAGAGGTCCAATATGGCGACCCGCGGCGCGAAGCCGAAACCGGCCAAGCTCCGCCTCGTTGACGGGACGCATCGGACCGCACGGCACGGTGAAAGCGAGCATGCCGTGGAGGCGACCGAGGCCGCTACCGCCGCGTTCGGCAAGTTGAAGAAGCCCGCGTCGGTGAAGGGTGCCGCCGCCGCCGCGTGGAAACGGTACATCGATCCGGCCGGCTGGCTGGACGGTTCACGAGAACCAGCCGCCATCGCCTTCTGCGAGCTGTGGAAGGAATTCCAGTTTAACCCGACCGGCTTCCCGGCGTCGAAGCACGGCCAGATGCGCGCCTACATGGCCGAGCTGGGCCTGACCGACGAGCGCAATCGTGGAGACCATGGCGGCAAAAAGGAGGAAGACGAGTTCTTCGGTTCCGACTGACCGGGGAACGAAATACGCGCTCGACGTCGTAGCTGGGAAGATTGTCGCGGGCCCGCACGTTCGGAACGCCTGCCGGCGCCACCTGGACGACCTGCAACGAGGCCACGAACGCGGCCTGACCTACGACTTGGCCAAGGTGGAGCGGGTCTTTCGGTTTTTCGAAACCAAGCTGCGCTTGAACGGCGGCCAGTTCGAAGGACGGCCGTTCAACCTGCACCCGTCGCAGGCCTTCAAGCTCGGCTCGATCTTCGGCTGGGTTCGCGCCGACGGCGCCCGCCGCTTCCGACGTGCGTACATCGAGGAAGGCAAAGGCAACGGTAAGAGCCCGTTCGCGGGCGGCGTCGGGCTATACGGCATGATGGCCGACAATGAACCCGGCGCCGAGATCTATGCCGTGGCCGCCCATCGTGACCAGGCGAAGATCCTGTTCAACGACGCCGTTGCCATGGTCGATCAATCGCCGGACCTCGCGAAGCGTATCACGCAAAGCGGCGGGCCCGGCCGAGTGTTCAACATGGCGTGGCTCGCCAAAGGCTCGTTCTTCCGGCCGCTCAGCCGCAGCGCCGGCAAGTCTGGCTCTGGCCTGCGCCCACATATCGGTCTCGCGGACGAGCTGCACGAGCACCCCAACCGCGACGCGGTCGAGATGATCGAGCGCGGCTTCAAGTTCCGTTTGCAGCCGCTGCTACTGATGATCACCAACAGCGGCACCGACCGCAATTCGATTTGCTACGAGGAGCACGAGCACGCTGTCAGGGTCGCCGCCGGCACGGCCACGCCGGGCGAGGACTTCGCCTACGTCGGTGAGGTCATAGACGACACCACCTTCTCCTTCGTCTGCTCGCTGGATCCTGGCGACGACCCGCTGAACGATCCGTCGTGCTGGGCGAAGGCCAATCCGCTCCTCGGGACCATTCTGTCGCATGACTACCTGGAAGGTGTCGTCGCCCAGGCGAAGGCCATTCCGGGTAAGCTCAACGGCATCTTGCGCCTGCACTTCTGCCAGTGGACCGACGCCGAGGCGGCATGGATGTCTCGCGCGGTGCTGGAGCCCTGCCTCGCCGATTTCGATCCCGCCATCCACCACGGCAAGAAAGTCGCGATCGGAATCGACCTTTCGCAGAGCCGCGACATCACGGCGAAGGCCAATGTTGTCGAGACCGGCACCGTGGAAGTGGAAGTTGCGGTAGACGGCGAGATCCAGATCGTCGCAAAGCCGACTTACGATGCCTGGATTGAGGCCTGGACGCCGGGTGATACGCTTGATGCTCGCGCGCTGCGCGACAAGACGCCCTATGACGTCTGGGTGCGGCAGGGCCACTTGGAAGCGCCGAAGGGGCAGAGCATCCGCTTCGACCACGTTGCCCAGGCGCTCGCCGACGACGATCGCAACTATGAGATCGTGGCGGCGGGGTATGACCGCTACGCGTTCCGGCAGTTCGAGAACGAGTGCAAACAGATCGGACTCAACGTCCAATTCGTCGAGCATCCGCAGGGCGGAACGAAGAAGGGCAAGCCGACAGAGGCGATGATCGAGGACGCCAAGTCCCGCGAGGTCGAGCCCGAGGGGCTTTGGATGCCCGGCTCAGTCCGCGAGCTGGAAAGCGCCCTCATGGAAGGGCGCATACGCATTCGCCGCAACCCGGTTTTGATCTCGGCAATGATGAGTGCGGTTACCGATGAGGACCGCTGGGGTAACTACTGGCTGGCAAAGGAGCGCGCGGTGAACAAGATCGACGCTGCCGTGGCTCTGTGCATGGCGATAGGGGTTGCGGCAAAGGTGCCGACTGCCGACAACATCGATGACTGGCTCGAAAGCCTTGCTCGGTGAACTGGCTTCAAAGTGCACTCGCCTGGTGCGGGATTCCGATCGGTGGCCAAGACGGGGAAAACTTCCGCACCGGTCGCATCACGACCGAGCGCAACGGCTTTGTCGAGGTATCGTCAGAGGCGTCGGCGCTTGGCCTTTCAGCCACTTGGGCTTGCGTCAACTTTTGGGCCGGGAACATCGCTGGCCTGCCAGTCACGGTTTACCGCAATGGGCCGGATGGCATCGCCGTAGAGGCAAGGGATCACCCGTTGTTCTGGATCCTCCACGACAGCCCGAACTACGACCAGTCGGCATACGATTTTTGGGAGTTCATGTGTGCGTGCCTGGAGCTACACGGCAATGCCTACGCGGAGATCGAGAAGAGATCTGACGGCACCATCCAGTCACTGACGCCGATTCGGCCTGACATCGTCAACGTGCGCCGGCTTGCATCGGGTGAGCTCGAATATCGGTGGGAGGCCGATGGACGCCGCGCGGTGGTGACGCAGGAGAGTGTTCTGCACATTCGCGGGTTCGGAGGCGGCCCACTAGGCGGGCTTTCGCCTTTGCAGGTATGTCGCCGCACATTCGGATCGGCGGTCGCTACGGACCGCGCCGCGAACGCCATGTTCGCCAACGGTGCGCGTCCATCGGGGATTCTGTCGACCGACAAGGCGCTGACGGGGGACCAGCGGCCCAAGCTGGAAGGCTTGCTGCAAGAGAAGTTCGTCGGCGCAGCCAACTCGGGGCGCCCGATGGTGCTCGACAACGGCGTGAAGTGGGAGCAGCTCTCGATCAGCCCCGCCGACGCGGAAATGCTGGAAAGCCGGCAATTCAGCGTCGAAGACATCTGCCGCATCTTCGAAGTGGATCCTCACCTCGTCGGCCATACAGCCGGCAACACCCAACTGGGCAGCAGCATCGGCGACCAGACCCTGTCGCTGCTCAAGTTCAAGATGCGCAAGCGATTGAAGCGGATCGAAGGTGCGCTGGAAAAGCAGTTGCTCACCACTGCGGACCGCCGCGCTGGCGTCTCGATCGAGTTCAACGTCGAAGGGTTCCTCCGCGCCGATAGCGTTGGCCGGGCTTCCTACTACGACATCATGAAGCAGTTCATGACCAAGAACGAGATACGCGCCCTCGAAGGCCTAAAGCCGGTCGATGGGGGTGACGTCCTGTTCACGCAGATGCAGGATGTGCCGCTTGCCCAGGCTATCGCCGGGCCAACGGAGAAGATCGATGACCGAACGCAATGACGACGAGGCCGCCAAGCTGGCCGACCACATGGCCAAGCTGCAAGCGGCTGGCGCCGTACAGATGACGCCCGAAGAGATCCTCGCGGGGCAGTCGCAGGCAGGCGTGCCGCGCCCGGCTTTTCTCAAGGACGATGAAGACGACGGCTCCGTCCACAAGGTGCCGATTGGCAGAGGTACACCATGAACGAACTCGACTTCGCCCTCGATGTGAAAGCCATCGGCGAGGATGGCGAGATCGAGGGCCTCGCTGTCGGCTACGGCAACATGGATCACGGCGGCGACATCGTGCTTCCCGGCGCGATCACCGCATCCGTGGCCGGCCGTAAGTCGCTGCCGATGCTCCTGTTCCACGATCACAAGCGCCCTGTCGGCGTGTGGACCGAGTTCAAGGAGATCGGCGAAGGCCTGCTGGTCAAGGGGCGCTTTGACGACACCCAGGACGGCCGCGAAGCCAAGGTTCGCGCGCGCAACGGATCTCTCGGAGGCCTGTCGATGGGCTTCAAGACCATCAAGCATCGGTTCGAGGGCAAGGCCCGGCATCTGCTTGAGGTCGCGCTGCACGAAATTTCGCTGGTTACGATCCCGATGAACGATCGGACGCGCGTTCTCAGCGTCAAGGACATACTGGACAGCGGCGGCGTGCCGACTGTCCGCCAGTTTGAGAACTTCCTGCGGGATGCAGGCGGCTTCTCGAAGAGCACCGCGGCGCAATTTGCGTCCGCGTGCAAGCCGCATCTTCGGGGGGAGCCCGAGGCGAAGGCGAACGACGACCTGCGTGAATTTCTGAACGGACTGCGCGGGTAATCCTTCCTCTCTGCCTGGAAAGGGCAATCCAAATGACGACCGAAACCAAGTCGGTGGCCGAGCTGGCCGCCGAGACGAAAGCGCTGTTCGAAACGAAGCTCGACGAAGTGAAGGGCATCGCAGAGGACGCGATCGGCAAGGCGCGCGCTGGCGAAGAGCTCAGCAAGTCGAACAAGGAGATCGCCGACCAGGCGCTGACCGGCATGAACGAGCTCAAGTCGGCGTTCCAGGAACTGGAGCAGAAGGCGCTGCGCCGCGGTAACTCCGGCCCCGAACGACAGCCGACGATCGGCGAGCAGTATGTCGAAAGCGACGAGTACAAGTCCGCTTTCGCCAACGGCGCCCGCCAGGGCCAGAACGTGGGCATCGAAGTCAAGGCCATCACCAGCCTGACCACCGATGCGGACGGCTCGGCCGGTGACCTGGTCCGAACGGACCGCGTCCAGTCGCCGATGCAGATGCTGCCCAATCGTCAGCTGACGATCCGCAACCTGATCGCTCCGGGGCAGACCGCGTCCAGCTCGATCGAGTATGTCCAAGAGACCGGCTTCACCAACAACGCCGGCATGGTGGCCGAGGGCACGCTGAAGCCGGAATCGAGCCTGAAGCTCGACCTCAAGAATGCCCCGGTCCGCAAGATCGCGCACTGGTTCCTCGCATCGGCCGAGATCCTGGCCGATGCCCCGGGCCTTCGCTCGATGATCGACAACCGGTTGCGCTACGGCTTGGCGTTCGTGGAAGACGTGCAGCTTCTGAAGGGTGACGGCACCGGGCAGAACCTGACCGGCATCAAGCCCCAGGCGGCGGACTACGCGGTGCCGGCAGGGCTGACCGGCTTTGCCACTCCGTCGATGATCGACAAGCTGCGCATCGCCCAGCTGCAGGTCGCTCTGGCGCTGTATCCGGCGGACGGCCAGGTTCTGCACCCGATCGACTGGGCCATGATCGAGATGATGAAGGACGGCGAAGGCCGTTACCTCATCGGAAATCCGCAGGGCACCCTGGCCCCGACGCTGTGGGGCCTGCCTGTCGTTCCGTCGATGGCGCAGACCGTCGGCGAATTCACGGTCGGCGCCTGGGGCATGGGCGCGCAGCTGTTCGATCGCGAGCAGTCCGGCGTGCTCGTGTCGACGGAAGATGGTGACAACTTCCGCCGCAACATGGTCACCGTGCTGGCTGAGGAGCGTCTGGCGCTGACCGTCTACCGCCCCGAGGCCTTCGTGGACGGCACCTTCGCCAACGCCTGATCTTGATGAGGGGCAGGCCTGCGCCTGCCGCTCCAACGACGGAGCAACGTCATGGCAGACAAGAAGATCTACACCGTCCACCGCGCCATGCACGGCGATGGGAAGGACTATGCCCGCGGCGACACCCGCGAACTGACCGAGGTGGAGGCAGCGCCTCTCGTGAAAACCGGGGCCCTATCCCTGAAGGGCGAAGATCCTGCTGGCCGCGAGCCTGGCGTACGTCACACTTTCGGGCAGGCGCCCAGCGAGGTGAACGAAGGCGGCTACACCACCGCTACCGGCGAAGGCGTGAAGCTTAAGCCTGCGGCCGCCAGCAAGACGGCTCGCGGAGCCAAGTAAGTGGCTGTCGACCTCGCCCTCGCCAAGCAGCAATGTCGTGTCCTTCACAGCCGGGAGGATGTGTTGATCACCACGTACCTTGCTGCGGCGAAGGCGTGGGTTGAAAAGTACACCGGCAAGAAGCTTTCGCGAGGCGAAGTGACACAGGAGATTGAAGGCTTCTGCGGCAACTTCGTCCTCGTCTGGGGCCCAGACTGTGCCGAACCGGTCGTTACGTACGCGGATGACGACGGTGCAGATCAGCAGATCACCGATGCTCTCATCCTCGGCGACCGCCTTTTGCCGCCGCCCAGCGGCTGGCCGCACCTCGGCGCTCCGCGCGCGCTGCGGCTGAGCTACACGGCAGGCTTCGCAGAAACGCCTGGCGATCTCGATGCCGCTGTTCTGCTGCTGGTCGCCGACTTCTACAACAACCGCGAGGCCGGCGCGGCTACCGCAGCCACCAGCGCGGCGCTTGAATCGCTCTGCGATCAGTATCGGCTGATGCGAGTATGACGGCCAGCACGCGGGACACCTTCATCACGTTCGAGGCTCGTGAGACAACGAAAGACCCGGACTACGGAACCACGATCGAGGAGGGTTGGGTCAAGGCCTCGGAAGCGTGGGCGGAGGTCCAGGACGTTCTTCCCTCGCGCGGCGAGAACATTGACGACAGCCTGACCATTCAGCGCCGCCCGGCGCGGATCCGCATCGACTATTTCGATGGCATCGACGTCACCGCCGACATGCGCATCGACATCGATGGCCGCAAGCTCCGCATCGTTTCCGGCCCCGCCGAGAAGGGGCGCCGGAAGGAATGGGAAATGATGGCCGAGGAACTGAGCACGGAGGGCCACGAGCCGTGAGCGACAGCGAATACCACATGGTCGAATTCCAGCCTGCTGACGGCGGTCCGATGCGACTGATCCGGGGCCGGAAGAAGACTGAAGCTGAGATGCAGGCCGATGCCGAAGCGGCGGCCGAGGAGGAAGAGCCGGCAGTGCTGCTGGTCCGGATCGTCGACGGTTGCAGAGCGGTCGGCGGCAAAGCCATCTTGCTGTGCGACCAGCACGGCAACAGATTGCCCGGCCAGGTGCGTGCATCGCTGGATCAGAACGTGGATCGAACGGAAATCACCGTGACTTTCCTCGTGGACGGCGATGAGGTGAGCTTCGCATGAGCCGTAACTCGCCCGTTTCTGGCGGCCGGGCGCTCGAAGCGGCGCTCAACGCCGTTGGCAAGCGCGTCGCCACGCAAGCTATTCGATCCGGTCTCACGGCAGCGGCGAACCCCGTGCTCGCCGAGGCAAGGCTGCGCGCCAGCGGCTGGTCGCCCAAGGTTGCCGCCGCGATCACCAAAGGATCGTCGCGGAAGAACCAGGACGGCACCTTCTCGATCCGGATCTACGTCGATGAGCGCAAGCCCGATGGCTACCTCGGCTTTTTTGGCGAGTACGGCGTCGCCCCGCACCTCATCGCCCGTACCGGCGCGAAGCAGGGTCGCGTCGCGGTCCGCAAGGCCGCGGAAGGCTCCGGCAGTGTCACACTGCGTCCGATGAAGATCGGCGACCGCTTCGTGTCCGGCATCATCCACCACCCCGGCCACGCCGCCCATCCTTTCATGCGTGTCGCGCTCGATACGACGGTGGACGCCGCCATCGCGGCCTTTCGGACCAAGGTCGTGTCGGTCATCGAGAACAAGACCGGCTTCAACGCCCTGGCGGGCATGGATGAGGCCGCCTGATGGACGGCGTGGTCGCGGTGCGATCCGTGCTGATCGTCGATGAGCCGCTCGCTTTGCTTGTCGCGGAAGACGATATCGCGGCGGGACCGCGTCCGTTCGGTAGCCTGCTAGGCTCGATTTCACTGGCCAGCGTCTCCAAGGTGGATCGGAACATTCCGGCGCCGGGAGAGTGGCTGCACGTCCGCGAGCGGGTCCAAGCTACCATCCAGGCGCGCAATTATCCCGAGCAGAAGGCGATCCTGCGAGCCGTGCGCAAGGCTGCCGCCGACCGGCTCTATCCCGAGGTGCCGGGCATCCGCGACGTCACCATCCACACCGAACCGGCCGGGCCGGACTTCCTGATCGAGACCGCCTCGATCTGGTGCGGCACCCAGGATTTCATCGTCACTTATTCGGAGCCACGCTGATGATCGATACCATCGCCACCCGCCGTACGACCCTGAACGGCAAGACCTATGAGAAGGGCGACGCCGTCCCAATGCCGGCGCAGCAGTTCAAGGATCTCGAGCCCACCGGACGGTTCACGCGCGCACCGGCGGCGAAGAAGACGTCGACAGCCGTCAAGGCCGACGAACCCAAGTCGAGCGGCCCCGCCGACTGACACGAGATTGCCGTCCCCGGCGATAGCCCGCCCCGGCTTAGGGGCATTCCTCTGGAGAACTTAGATGACCGTCTTCACTTCGGCCGGGACGACTCTGGCCCTCACCAAAACCCCCCCGGCGACCTACAACAAGGCCGGTGTCGAAGCCCTTCTGGCGGCCGCCGTCAAGATCGGCGAAGTCAGCGACCTGGGCGACATTCCGGCCAAGGCCTATGACATCGTCAACTGGCGCAACATCGCCAGTCGCGGCGACAGCAAGGCCAAGGGCGGCTACACGCTCGGTACGCAGACGATCACCGTCGGTATCGACCCGAACGACGCGGGCCAGGCGCTCGTCGATACCGCGACCGATGACGATGACTTCTACACCGCCATCATCTCGCACCCGAAGCTTGGCGTGATCTCCGGTCGCGCCCTGGTAATGGGCGGTCCGCGCAATTATGGCGACGCGAACACCATCGCCACCCGGCAGATCACCCTCGAATACTCGATCGTCTCCGAAGATGAAGACGGTCTGGTGATCTACACGCCGGAAGACTGATCGACCCGCTACGCCCCTGAGCTCAGCCCCGCTTCTGCGGGGTTTTTCATGCCGGTCGGTTGTCAGGGCATCCGACCGGCACCCTCCCTGAAAGGTAAGCCACATGGCTCTCAAAGCTGCCAGCCTCCGCGTTGCGGATGTTTCCGACCTTCCCGTCAAGAACGCCGACGGCTCTCCGCTCCGCGATCCCGATACCGGCGCCCCGATCACCGCGACCGTGTTCGGCCCAGGCACCAAGATCTGGCAGGCCGCCAACGCCACGAAGCAGCGCAAGGCAGTCAAGCGGTCGCGCGAAGCGAACGGCAAGTTCGAGGCCGCGCTGGACTTCAAGGAAGAGGATACCGTCGAGTTCCTCTGCGCGATCACCAAGCGTTTCAACGGGCTCGACTGCGAGGACGAGCACGGCAACAATATCCAGGACGAACGCGAAAACGTCCGTGCCGTCTACTCCGATCCGTTGCTCGGCTTCATCCGTGACCACATGGAAACCGACGTCAGCAGCTGGGAAAATTTTATGAAGGCGTCGCAGTCGCTCTCGAACTCTGGGTCCGTCAGCTCGCCTGGCTGAACACCGCCCCGCGCGTCGAGCATACCGGCAAGGGCAAGCCGCCCGAGCCAGTAACTCGCGCCGAGACACTGAAGGGGCAGGGCCGCGAGCCGGTCCTGCCCTTCAATCCCGCTCCCTATCTCACTGACTGGCTGCTAGAGATCGGCCCTACCGTTCCCGGCGGCGCTGGCGCGGCGGCGCTCGGCTTTTCCGAAATGGCAGCGTGGTCTCGCCTGATGGGCATCGACCTGTCGCCCTGGGAGGGCCGGACCTTGCGACGCCTGTCCCGCGCTTTCGTGAACCAGCAGAGCGATGCCCATAACCCCTCGTGCATCGAGCCGATGGTGAAGGTCGATCAGGAAACGGCGCGCAGCCGCGTGGATGCACAGTTCGCTGCGATGTTCGCGGCGCTTCGTCAACAGCCTCGCCAATCGTCTCAGTGACCATTACCGTCGGGCCTTTGCCTGGGGGATATGGAAATGATGAGGTTTACGAAAAGTATAGTTGCGGTGATCGCGCTGGGAGCAGTGGCACCCGCTTTTGCCGATGACTATCTCATCTGGGAAAAATTTGGCGATTGGAAAGTAGTACAGCTAGAAACCGTCTGCGTAGCTGAAAAAGCCGAGAGACAGGGCTCGATACCTTCGACTTTGATGATCCATCGCCTCGCAGATGGGCGGAGTGCCGTAGAGATCGGCAACGACGGCTGGAGTGTTTCGAAAGGCGAGGAGCAGGCACTTTACGTCCTGATAGACCATCTCGCGTTCGAAACTAAATCTACCTCTCCGCGTGACCATTATTTATTAATTCCGGCGGATGATGAAATCATTCAGAATTTAAAGTCTGCCGAGTTCGTCACTTTTTTTCCGCAAATTAAATGACGACGAGCAAACGCCGATAGAGCAATTTGAATTAGGTGGTAGCGCAGCCGCGCTTCGCAGTTCCGAAAAATGCGTTTCTAATCTGTTAGGTAAACAGCAGAAGGCTGACCGCCACGAACGGCTTGTCCCTGCGGATCCGTTCTTTCAATAATTAATCATAATTTCAGAAGCTAAATGAAGGCGGTTCCATCCGGGGCCGCCTTTTTCTTTGGAGGGCGGCGTATGGCAGGTGGTATTCCGGCGGGTCGCCTTTCGATCGAAATCGTGGCCGAAGTTGCCCGGCTGCAGGCAGACATGGACAAGGTGAAGCGCCTCGTTCGCGATGCCAGCGGCGACATCGCCAAGAATGCGAAGGCGGCGAACGATAACCTCGCAGGTATCGGGCGCGGCGCGGGCGCGGGCTTGAAGCAGTTCTCGCAGGAGGCTCAGCGCGCGAACGAGTACCTGCGCAAAATCGCCCAGACATCCGCCGATGTCGTCACCAGGGTGAACGCGGTCACCGGCGTCACCGGCGGAATGCGACGATCCGCAGAGGATTTCGCGGCCTACGGTAAGGAGCTTGATCGCCTGCGCGGCCAGTACAATCCGCTGTTCGCCGTCATCCAGAAATACCGCTCCTCGGTGGACGAGATCCGCCGCGCGCATTCGGTCGGCGCGATCACGACGGAGGAGATGAACCAGGCGATCCGCCGTGAGCGGCAGGCATCGCTGGAATCTATCGCTGCCATCAAGGGACGCACCGCCGCGACGAGGGAGGCCGAGCAGGCCGCGCGGGAAGCCGCGAAGGCCGAAGAACTTGCTGCGCGCCAGCGGGAGGCGGCCAGCGCTTCCGCGACCAGCTATGCGTCACGGCTCGAAGCCGAGGCCGCTGCGATCGGCAAGACCGCCGCGCAGTTGCGCGCCATGGAGGTTGAACAGCGCGCCGCTGCTGCGGCTGCGGCTGGCCTCGGCGCCGAAGCGGACCGGATCCGCGCCGCCGGTGCGGCCTATGCCGAAGCGGCAGCCAAGGCCAAACAGGAAGCAGACGCCACCCGTGATGCGGCGGCGGCGCACGACGCCTTCGAGCAACGCGTCCGCGAAGGCGTGACCGCGCTTCGTGAGCGTGAGGCCCTCGTGGCATCCGCCGACAATTACGCCGCGAAGCTCCAGGCCCAGGCGGCAGCGGTCGGCAAGACCGCGACCGAACTGCGCGATCTGGAGATTGCCCAGCGGGCGGCTAATGCTGCCGCCGAGGGCATGCCCGATCAGGCAGAAAAGATCCGCGCAGCCGGTGCGGCACTGACGGAGGCCGAGGCACGTGCGCGCGCCTATGCCGAGGAACAGAAGCGCATCGCGGATGCGACCAAGGCGGCCGCCGATGCCGAGGCAGAATATGCAAAGTCGATCGAGGACCTGAAGAAGCAGGCCGATCCGGCTGGGACAGCGCAGGCGCAGCTCAATGCTCAGATGGCGCTTGCCGAGAAGGCATTCCGGGAAGGACGCCTTGCTGCCGACGACTACGCCAAGATCATTCACAACCTGCAAACCCGCGTGAATCTGCTCAACACGGATGGGTTCGGCCCGTTGGGGCATGGCGGCCAAGTCGCCGGGCACCACATGCTGAACCTGAGCTTCCAGATGCAGGATCTCGGCATCCAGATGCTCGGTGCTGTCCAGAGCAGCGCTCCTCTGAAACTCGCCTTCACGGCGCTGGCTCAGCAGGGTTCGCAGATCTACGGTATCATTCAGCAGTCGGGCCTTGGTTTCAAGGGGTTCGCCGTGCAGGCGCTCGCGGCGGCAGGCATCATCAAGGTTGCGGGCGACGAAGCACTGATCGCCGCCGCGCGGCAGGCCGCAGCTCACGAAGCCGTGGTCGCCTCTCTCGCCGATCGCGCCCTGGCGAACGCCGCCACTGCAGAAGCGGAAGTCGCGCTGGCTCGCGTGCAGGTCGCCAACGCCACGACGGCCGGGGAAGCCGCGGCGGCACATACCCGCCTCGCAGCAGCGGAAGCGCGCTCAGCTGCCGCTGCTGCCGAATCCGCGACGGCTCAGGGTGCTTTGACCACTGCCCAGGCAAACTCTGCTGCGGCAACGAACGCAGCTGGAGCCTCGATGCGGACCACCCTTGGTACGCTGGGCAGGGCGTTCGTGCCGGTAGCTGCGGCACTCGCGGTGGGCGCGGCCGGTTTCGCGCTGTTCGATCGCACCATTTCGAAGGGCATCGACACGAAGAAGATGGTCGATGGCCTCGGCCTCACCCGCGACGAGATCAAGAAGCTCAAGAACACCACGATCACCAGCGGCGACGTGATCAAGGCGTCGTTCCAGGTGCTCGCGGAGCAGGCGGGCATCAGCTTCAAGGGAATGGGCAAGGCATGGGATGACGCTCTCGACTGGATGACGGATGTCGGGCGTAGCGCCATGGCGAACATCTACGCCAATACCGTCGGCACGTTCAAAGCGGTGTGGGCCGCCATCATTGCGGTGAAGAATGGCAAAGGTCTCGGCGGCGCCTGGGATGCGGCGGCAGGCGCGTACACCGGGGCCCAGAAGGAAGCCAACCAGTATCTCAAGGATTTTGCTGCATCGGTTCGCAATCGCGCCGCAGCGAACAAGCAGGCGGAATTGGAAAAGCAAGCTGCGGCGCTGAAAGCCGAGCGGACGCCGAAGGTGGACCGCAAGGGAGAATCTCTGGCGCGCGAACTGGAGGCTACGGAAGCCCTCATTGCAGGTTTGTACCGCTCTGCCGACGCTTATGGCGTCAGCACGGCCGCGGGGATCCGCGCCCGTGTCGAGGCGGAGGCAATCGCCAAAGGCATCAAGAAGCAGGCGGACGTTCAGGACTACGCGTCGCTCCAGCTTCGCAAATATGTGGCAGAGCAGGTCGCTGGTTCGGCAGAGCAAGTCGCGGCGATGAATGACCAGACCCGCGCGCAGCAGTTCGTCAATCAGGCGATCCGCAATGGCACCCTCGATGCCGACAAGGCTTCCGAGGCTTTGGCCGAGATGGCCGAGCAGCAGAAGCTCACGACGACCATGGCCGTCGCCTCCATGAACAATGACAAAGAGGGTTACGACGCGGCGAAAAAGGCGCTGAACGACCTGACTGAAGCCCAGCTCGCCAACAAGAAGGCGCGCAAGGAAACCGAGGACCTCATCCAGTCGGCGCAGATCGCACGCGCGATCGAGGATATCCGCACCGAGACGAAGCTGACTTCCGACCTCGGCGCCGCACGCATCAAGGCCCTGCGCGGCCTGTCCGGCGATGCCCTGGAAGACGAACTCGCCCGCATCGCGCTGGAACAGGAAAAGATCGCCATCCAGGTGCGGGCCGAGACCGAGGCCCGGCGCCTCCGCGATGCTGGACTGAAAAATTCGGCCGATCTGAAGATGCAGGAAGCCGAGGCCGCGAAGCAGCAGGCCGATGCTCGCTTCGAAATCGATAAGCAGACGGTCGCGATCGAGCGCTACAACGATCGGCTCCAGGATACGATCGACCTGCTCGGCGATCTCGGCAGCGTTGGTCAGGGCCTCGGCGCGCTGCTTGGCGTGCTCAGCGGCAACACCCGGGGCCTGCGCGGCCCGTTCGGCGATCTGCTCAACCTCGGCATGACCGGCAAGAACTCCGAGGGTAAAGACGTCGCCTCGTCCATCGGCGAGGAGATGTCGAAGATCTTCAAGAAGGACGGCGTGTTCGTGAAGGCGGTCGGCCCCATGCTCCAAGGCGCAGCGACCGGCATGGCCGCGAGCAGCGTGCTGTTCGGCAGGCAGTCGGCAGCCGAGCAGACCGGCTCTGCTATCGCGGGCGCCCTCGGCGGCAAGGTCGGCGATAAGATCGGCAAAACGCTGGCCGATAGCAGCAGCAAGCTGCTGAAGGGCCTTGGGGGTTTCGCCGGTCCGCTCGGCTCCGTGCTTGGCGGACTGATGGGCAGCGTGATTGGCGGTGCCTTCAAAAAGGTAAAGTGGGGCCGGGTCGATCTTTCGGCGGCGGGTGTGTCCGGCACGACCGGCAACAGCGGTTCCTCGCAGAAGGCAGCGCTGGCGGCTGGCAACAGCATCTATGGCGGCCTTGCCGATCTCGCGTCGCAGTTCGGCGGCACCATCGGCAACTTCGGCAACATCAGCGTCGGCGTTCGCCACGGTGACTACCGCGTCAATGCCGGGGGCACCTCGCTCAAGGTCAAGAAGGGCGCGGTCGACTTCAACGACGATGCCGAGGCCGCCGTCGCCTACGCCATGAAGCTCGCCATCGAGCGCGGCGCGATCAACGGCATCCGGGCCTCCACGAACAACCTGCTGAAGGCCGGGGACGATCTGTCGGCCCAGATCAACAAGGCCCTGAGCTTCGAGAACGTGTTCACCGAGCTGAAGACGTACCTCGATCCGGTCGGCGCCGAGCTGGACACGATCGACAAGGAGTTCGCCAACCTGCGGACCATCTTCGCCGAGGCCGGGGCCACGGCGGCGGAATATGCCCAGCTCGAACAGCTCCTGTCGATCAAGCGGCAGGAGGCGATGAACAAGGAGACCGACGCCCTCAACGACATCCGTTCGCGCATTGCCGAGGCCCAAGGCGACGAAGCCACCGCGACCGCCATCGCCCGCGCCAAGGAACTGCGCGACGCTACCAGCGACGCGCAGCGCGCGCTGCTCCAGCAGCTCTACGCGATCGAGGACGCGAACGCCGCGCAGGACAAGCTCACCGAGGCGCAGGAAGCGGCGGCCACGGCGGCCGAGCAGCTGCGGCAGGCGTGGGAATCGGTCAGCGATAGCCTGGTGGACGAAGTGAACCGCATTCGCGGCCTCACCGGCGGCGACGATGCAGCCAGCTTCGCCACGTTGCAGGGCCGGTTCAACGAAGCCGTCCTCGCGGCGCGCGGCGGCGATCAGGAGGCTGCGGCGAAGCTCGCTGAACTCAGCCAGTCGCTGCTCGATGTCGCGGGCAACGTCGCCACGAGCCGCCAGGAACTGGAGCGCATCAAGGCCGAGACGGCGGCGAGCCTCGAAGGCGTCATCGATGCGACCAAGGGCTATGCAGGCGGCAGCTCGTCCGCCTCGTCCGCGTCCGCCACGGCATCGACGGCGATCGATGCGGTCAGCTCGGCAACGGGCACGGCGTTGGCGAGCAGCAGCAACGATAACACCGCTGAGCTGCGAGCCATGCGCGCGGAGCAGGCCCAAATGCGGGCCGACTTGAACAACGGGCTGGCGGCAATCGCCAGTGGCGTGAACCGCTCTGCGCGGGTGTTGGAAGACGTGAGCGCGGAAGCTGACGGGCGGGCCATTGTCGTGTCGGGAGTTGCGAAGTGAGGGTAGTTCTCGACAGCGGCGAAGTTCTGGACCTCGGCGAGACCGAGGCCACGCCGACGATCGGCATCGTCGATTATAGCCGCCGGGTGACCGACGACTACGGCGTGACCACCGTCGTCGAGCGCGGCTTTGCGCAGCGCATGTCCGTGAATCTGGTCGTGCCGTTCGACCAGACGGACGCGCTCCACCGACACCTTACCGCGATTCGCGCCAAGCCTGCGCGCTGGATCGCCGACGAGGGCGTGGCATGGCTCGATTTCCGGGGGCTCTACAAGGATTTCGAGGTCAACCTGCCGGTGCCGCCGAAAGCCTATTGCACCCTGACGGTGGAGGCCCTGACCGCGACCGAGGCGTTCGCCGATCCCGGCGGTGACCCCGCACCGCTCGGCCATGCCTCCACGTTGCAGCTGCTCCAGCCCGCCACCATCGAGGGCGGTGCGCTGGTGGCGAGCACGGTGCCGGAGAACGACTATCCGGAGTGGTCGGCGGGCACGACGTACCCGCTCGGCGCCCGCGTCATCAAGGCGGCCACGCACCGGATCTACGAAAGCGGCTCGATCGGCAACGTCGGCAACGACCCGACCGGCACGTCCGGCAAGTGGCAGGACATCGGCCCGACGAACCGCTGGGCGATGTTCGACCAGGCGCTTGGCTCGACCACCGAGGCGCCGGGCCAGATTACGGTGTCGCTCGCGCCGGGCGCTGCGAATGCGGTTGCCCTGCTGGACGTGAAGGCGGCGACGGTGCGCGTCGTGACCACCGGCTACGACCGCACGCTTGTCCCCAATGCCAGCGGCACGGTGACCTTCCTCGACATGCCGGAGACGGCCGGGCAGGTCACGGTTGTGATCACCGGGCCGGGCACGGTCGAGGTGGGGACGCTGCTGGTCGGCAAGCTCGTCGGACTCGGCTCGACCACCGAGGACGCCAAGGCCGGGATCACGGATTTCAGCCGGAAAGAAGCGGACGAGTTCGGCGATATCCAGATCGTGGAGCGCGCCTGGGCGAAGCGCATGACGCTGCCCGCCAAGCTGCGCCGCGATGCCATCGATCTCGTTGCCGGGCGTATCGCCGCGGTGCGCGCGAAGCCCTCGCTGTGGATCGGCAAGGAGGGGATGGAAACCCTCACCGTCTATGGGTTCTTCAAGGACTTCTCGATTGCCGTCGACACGACGATCTGCACGCTGTCCCTGTCGATCGAGGGGCTGAGCACCGCTGGCAAGGTCGAACCGCTGGCTGCGAGCGTAGACTGGCCGGACGTAGGCGACCCGGCGGGCACGAAGCCGGAGGACAACGCCACGGTCGGCGCCCCGGCGGGGACCGAAGTGGCGGGCAAGCCTGCCGAGGAAGTCGTTGGGCAGCTGGAAGAGCAGGAGCAGCAGCTCGATCAGCTCGACATCGATGTTGCGCAGGCGACGATCAACATCGCGGCGGCTCAGGCGACGATCGTCCAGATGCAGACCGTGGCGGCCGAGACGAAGGCTGAGCTGGAAGCCGATATCGCCTCGATCAACGCCACGGCCGATCAGATCCAGGCCGATGCCGCAGCGACGCGCGCCAGCCTCGCGACCGCGCAGGCCGACATCATTGCGGCGGGCGGCCGGATCGACACGATCGAGACCACTCTGGGCGACCAGAACGCGTCGATCACCAGCCTGGCGCAGACGGTCAGCAACCACACGGGGCGGCTTGCATCGATCGATACCACGCTCACGGCGAATGGCGCGTCCATCAATCAGAACGCGCAGGCCATCAGCGCCGTGCAGGGCGATCTCGCGTCGCTGTCGAACACGGTGTCCACGCAGGGTGCCTCGATCTCGCAGAACGCTCAGGCCATCACGACGGCGAACCAGAACATCGCCAGCCTGACGACGCGTGTGGGCACGGCGGAAAGCTCGATCAGCCAGAACGCTACGGCGATCAGCGGCGTTTCGGGGCGGACAGCGACGCTGGAAAGCACGGTGTCGGCGCACGGCACCTCGATCAACCAGAATGCGCAGGCGATCAGCACGACGCAGGGCAACCTCGCCACGCTGTCGAGCACCGTCACCGCGCAGGGTTCGTCGATCACTGCACTCCAGACCGCCTCGTCTACGCAGGCCGGGCAGATTGCCAACCTTACGACGCGGGTCAGCGCGGGCGGCGCGAACCTACTGGTCAACGGCGGCTTCGAAAACGGCCTGACCGGGATGACCTCCACCGCCGGTTGGAGCATCTACAAAGACGCCAAGGTGGGCCAGATCGCAGCCCTTTCTACTGCTGCGGCCACCGGCGACACCCGGATCGGATGGGCGACGGTGGCGGTGGGTGCCGGCATCCAGCTCACCCTGAGCGGAAACGCCTCGTATGCCGCCACCGGCGGGGCCTGCTTCTTCATCATGGAGGCCTATGACGCATCGGGGGCCAACGTGGGGTGGTCCACGCAGGTCAACATGGCCCCTTCCTTCGACTGGTCGGTCGATAGCAGCCGCCGCGCTGCCGGGGCCGTGACCTACACCACCCCAACGGGCACAGCCTCGGTGCGGGCATGGTTCTACGTCAGAAACCCCGGAACGCTGTCGTTTGCCGGGGTGTCGGCCGTGAAGCTGGAGCGCGGGCCTACTTGGTCGCCGTTCACGTCTGAGTCCTCGCTGACGCAGAGCTTCACCGCGATCAATACCACAACCACGCAGGTTGCCTCCCTCTCGACGACCGTCAGCACCCAAGGCGCCTCGATTTCGGCGAACTCGACCGCGATCACGACCCTGCAGACGCAGACCGCGACGCTGACGACGCAGGTCAATGCTGGTAGCGCGAACCTCCTGGTGAACGGCGGCTTTGAAAACGGCCTGACCGGAATAACGACGACGGGCACCTGGATCAGTGGTTTCGACGCCAAGGCCGGGCAGATCGCGGCCCTTTCGTCCAACCCCGGCAGCGGTTCTGCAAGTCTTGCGTGGCCAGACATCACGGTCGGCGCCGGGGTGCAGCTCACCGCCAGCGCGAACGCCTCCTTCGCAGCGACCGGTGGCTACTGCTATCTCGTCATGGAAGCGCTCGACGCCTCCGGCGGCCACGTCGGTTGGTCATCGCAGGCCAACATGAATGCCGGTTTCGACTGGTCGGTTGACGATACGCGCCGTGGTCTTTCGGCGATTACTTACACCACCCCCACGGGAACGGCGAAGGTCCGGCTGCGCTTTGTCGTGCAGTCGCCCGGCACCCTGACGTTCGCAGGCGTCGCTGCTGTCAAGGTGCAGCGAGGCGCAACCTGGTCGCGTTTCTCGAATGAAGCATCTGTTGCGCAGAGCTTCAGCGCCCTCTCCACCCTAACTACCCAATACGCCTCCCTCTCGACTACCGTCAGCACCCAGGGCGTGACGGTTTCTCAGAACTCGACCGCGATCTCTACCCTCAACACGAACGTCTCCTCGCTGATGGGCCGGTGGGGCGTCGAGATCGACGTGAACGGCTACGTCAGCGGCGTTACGACCAACAACAACGGCACCCGCGCGGACTTCACGATCCGAGCCGACAAGTTCGCGATCGTCTCGCCGGGCGGCGGCGCCCGCACCGAGTACAGCAACGGCAACTGGCGGGTCTACAATGCCGCTGGCGTTCTCAAGGTCCAGTGGGGCGTCAACATCTGATGGCCGAGGGGGCGAAGTTCTTCAACGATGACGCGTCCGTTTACATGGACCTGACAACATACTGCGGCGCGTTCCTCGGCTCCTTCTCGACCAACGGGGCAAGCGGCGGGAGCCTTTCGGTTCCGGCGCTGGTGGGCAAGCGGCTGCTCGCCTTCTGCCCCCAATCCAATCTGCAAGGGCAAGGGAGTGGTGGTCCGGTGGTCACGCTCAACAGTTCGACCGGTCTGATCAGCTGGGCGATCACCGGCACGTCGTCCGGCGGGAGCAACAACTTCACCGTCTTCTATGGAGGTTATTGATGGACGCGGGCTTCAAAAGCCTGACGGACGACGGCTATCAGCAGATCACCGACAAACAGATCTATTTCCGCCTTGAGGGCAAGGCATCGCTCGACGCCTCAACCAGTGGCTGGGGCCAGTACGGGAATCAGGGCGGATCATTCCGCGATGTGACCTTCACCGGGCCGAGCCTGTCCGACGCGCCGATGCTGGCCCTCAGTTCTGGCGCCGGGACCTGGCACAAGCTGATCGCGAACAGCGCCGGGAGCCTGACCTATCGGATCACGCGGACTTCGGCGCTGGCGGTCGAAATGTTCCTGTTCAGCGCTCGCCGCCCGCCAGCCTCCGGCGGTGAGTTCCGCCTGTTCGACGACGCAGGCAATTGCATCGTCAACAATGCCTATCCCATCGCCCGGCCGATCGGCATGCTGACCCGCGACGGTTATTCCGGTGTCAGCGTCGCCGGGCGGAAATGCGCCCATGTCCCACTGAAGCAAGAGACGGCGACATATAACATCTACCAGAGCAACGGCCTTGGTAGCTGCACATTCAACGGCCAGCCAGCCTACCAGATCACCAACACCACGGGCTGGATCGAGGGCCAGGTGATCGCCACGACCGGCCAGGTTGCGGGCACGACGCTCCGGTCGTTGATCGGCCCCGTGAACTACCAGTGCATGCAGAGCAATCAGCCGCCGATCGGCTCGAACTTCGCCTCCATCGAATGGCAGGCGATGATCATCGACGTGACCGGGATGTAGCCCCGGCTCCCTTTCCAAGTCCCTCCCTGAAGGAAACATCATGAACAATATCGTGAAGCTGGTGCAGGCCACCGGCAAAGCCCTGCTGCTGCCTGCCGACGCCATCACCATCGTCCGGACCCTGAAGGACGACGAGCGCGAGAAGTACCCGCATGGCAAGTCCGGCGTGTGGCTCAACATCGGCGGCCTGACCCAGCATGCGATCGTGCGCGAGACCTTCGGCTTCATCCTGACCAAGGCGGGCGGCGCCTCTTCCGAGCGGGTCCTGCTCGCGGGCACCGGCGGCACCAAGATCTCGATGCCGCGAGGCGTGTTCTCTCACGCGATGGAGGGCGAGGAAAAGACCAAGGAAGGGACGGAAGACGCCACCGTCGTGACGACCTCGCTTCAGGGGCCGCAGGGGCCGGTGGCATTCTTCATCAAGGATAGCGCGGAGGAGCTGCTCGACATGCTGAGCACCGACGCCTCCGACGATGACGGCCGCTATGACGAGAGCGGCGACGGCCCGGAATTCAGCGTCAGTCTCGAACCTCGCTCCACGCCGGTCCGTCGGCGACGCCGTAAGCGTCCATCAGCTCGTTGAGCGCGGTGCGCGGCTGCTCCAGCAGCGTGAGCTGGGCGCCGTGAAGGTTCGCATTGTTGATGTGATAAGCCCGGCCGTTGCTGTCCATCAGCACGACCACCATCCGCTCGGCTTTCAGGTGCTCCCCAAGATCCTCGCTATCCGGGATCGGCCCATTCGGCGGCGGGGCCCGGTGCGCCCAGTCCTTCATCTGATCGACCGGGCTGCTCTTCTCTTCCGACATCACTTCGCTCCGCTGCTTCGGCGGCGATCTTACCACCCCACCGGAGAATGACCATGGCGACCACGCCTGATGAACTGCTCGCCCAGCGGGCCGAACTCGATAAGCAGATTGCCGTCGCGAACCTGCCCGGCCTAAAGGCCTTCAAGGCCGCGCTGGCCAGCGGCAAGGTCGCGACCCTCGCCGAGGACCTCACCGCGCTGCTGCCGCAGCTCGCTTCCGACAATACGCAGGGCGCGCCCTTCCAGCAGGCCAACGCGCTTATCAGCGTGGTGCGCGGCGTGACGGACATGTTCGACCGGGAGGTCGCCCGCGTCCAGGCGCTCGCTGACGCCCAGAGCGAGGCCTGACCGCCGTGTCGGATCCTCGCAAGGCAACGTTCGACGCCGTTCGCGCCATCAGCCCGACCGGCCTGTTCAACGATCCCGGCAACATCCTTGCCCTCAATAATCTCCTCGACGCTTTTGGAGCACAGCGCATGCCTGCGACCGATATCCCCGAAGACTATTGGCCCATGCTCTCCAAGATCGAGAGCGGCGACCGGCCTTACGTCAAGGCCGCCAGCTCCAGCGGATCTGGCCTCTATCAGTTCCTGAAAGCGACGTGGATCGGCGAAGGCGGCAAGTGGGGATCTGACATGCGCCTGGCGTTCGGCGGGCTCAAGCCGACCGCCGAGGAGCAGCTCGCCCGGGCGAAGACCTTCACCGAAAAGAACGCGGTGTCGCTGCGCGGGAAGAAGATCGCGATCAACAAGGCCTCGCTCTACGCCGCGCACTTCTTCGGCGCCGGCACCGCGGCAAAGGTCATCGCCGCCGACGTCGAGGCCCGCGCGGATCTGATCGCGGGGGAGGCCGCCACCAAGGCAAATCCTTCGATCCTGAAGGGCAAGACCGTCGGTCAGTTCCTGACCTGGCTGCACGGCAAAACCGGCGAATGGGCTCGCTGAGCCAAACGGGGGCTTAATGGAAAACTTCTCCCTGTCCGACTGGCTCACGTCGGTTGGATACTTCCTGCTCGCCGCTTTCGGCGGCCTGCTGGGATACGTCATGCGGGAGCACGACAAGGGCAACGAGCTGAACGGCCCGCGCGCCGCCACTGAAGCGGTGGCGTCCGGGTTCGTCGGCTTCCTCGTCATGCTCCTCTGCCGCGCGATGGCGCTCGATCCGCTGTGGTCGGGCGTGATCGTCGGCGTGTTCGGCTGGCTCGGCGCGAATGTGTCGATCCGGCTCCTGGAGCGGCTCGTCTACGAGAAGCTCGGAATCAAGCTGCGCGCCAACACGGACAAGCGCGTCGCTGCGGCCAAGGGCCGGGAGAACGCATCTCAAGGAGATCAGCCGTGAAGCTACTCAGTCTGCTCGCGCCCTACCGATCGCAGATCTTCGCCATGGTGGGCGTGCTCGCTGTGTCGGGGATCGGGGCCAACATCATCGGCTGGATGCACATCCAGCGCCAGAACGACCAGATCGCCAACAAGGACGGGAAGATCGACGAACTGGTCACCACGAATAAGGGGTGGGCCGCTCACGCCGCCGAGCAGGACCGCCTGCGCGCCCTCGAACACAAGAACGTGCTGCTGCTGGAGGACAAGCTCGCGCTGATCGAGCAGCAGAACGCCGCCGCCGCCGTGCAACTGAAGGACCTGGAGGCCAGCAATGCAGAGGTCAAAGAGTATCTGTCTCGCCCTATCCCTGCTGATTTGCGCAGGCTGCTCGAAAAGAAGTGACGTCGCGTCCGCGCCGCGCCCGCCCGCCTATGAGGGCATCCCGTCCGGGCTGATGGCGCGCTGCACCGTCAAGGACGTGCCGCTTGAGACCACGGCGGACATCGTCACGAGCCGGGGCATCTACAAAGAGGGGTTCGAGAAGTGCGCCGCCAAGATCGACGCGATTCGAGACCATGATGCTCGGGCACGATCTGGTAAGTAGCTGGGAGATCCAACGCGTCGAACGAACCCCGCAGCCGACGCGGATCTCACGCAGTATCTAGTTGAAAGCAAGGCAGGTCTTTCTGCGCAGAAATTTCGCTGCTAAAAGAGGCGTCCCGGTCTGTCGCAAGACCTGGCATCATACCGAACCTCGGCCCCGCTCCGGCGGGGCCTTTTTACGACATTCGCGAAAACGACGCGGTCTCTTGCCCACCCGCACCGGGATTAACGAATTGCAATTCGCAATGATGTCACGTTGGCCGCACAATGTGGGTCATCGGTCCGCTGGGAGACACCCTCCCCTCCCGGTAGACCAGAGCGCGCTCCGGCGCGTTCCGACCCAAACTGTGCCCCGGGGCCTTCAAAACGCGCTCCGGGGACTTTGTCCGAAGGTGCCAACATCAAGCAAATGTGCTTGTTTGGTCACAAATCAGGGCGCTAAAATTCAACACTTTGTCACGAAGCCGTGATATGCCAAGACTATTGGCTCGCCGCAAGCGTGGCAATCCTTGTGGTGGCCAGTACGCGCTTCGGCGCATAGCAACGCCAACTCAGCCCCGGTCCGCGTCCTCAAGTGCGAGCCGGGGCCCTTTCCTCGATCTAGGAAGGGCTAAGGGCTACGGACCGGGCTCGACCCGCACAACCCGACCGCCGCGGCGAACTATCAGTGGGCAGACCGAGCCTGGGGCAAGGCGGTCAGCGATGCAGGCGGGCGCATCTTCCGGTATCTTGAGCGTCTGGGGATGCCCGGGGTTGTGTGCCCGCCGGCAGCGGGCACGGAAATTCCAGATCAGAGGAAAGCGACCCCGAAAAGGACCACGCAGCAACCCAGCACGGACATCATGATACGTGCTCGGCGGCCAAAGACACCGTCCGCGAGGATACCAGTAGCCGTCAGGGCAACACCCATAATTATGGACGTAATTAGCGCATGAGGATTGTTGCCTTCCATCGCGCGTCTCCTGCTTCGCGTCCCCCGTTCCTGTCAAATCAGGAATAATATGCCGCATACTGCTAAACAGACCACACTTGCAATCCGAAGTAGGTTAAGGAGCTCCGGCGACAATTCTCCATCGCTGATGATAGCGATCGCCCCCGAGCAAATTCCGACAGTGCCCACCAGCAAGGCGGCCCACTGCACCGCGACGCTCACGACCACGTCCGGACCGCGCAGCAGCCCAACATCCATTCTTTCACTTACGACTCCGCGACGGTGCCCAGCAATTGCGCTTAGGCCGTCCGCTTGAGTCAGTAACGTGTCTGAAGGTTCCTGCGCGATAACCTAGATCATGCGGCGAGAAAGTAGCTGCGGACCGGGCTCGACACCGGCTACCAAGCAGCCTTCTCTCCACCTGGTCCGATCGCTTTCGCGATCCTCAAGCATGGGGCACGTCCATCCGTGCAGCCGCAGCCGAGAGGAAGCTATCACGCATCGATGCTGGAACCACCACCATTACGAAATGTTAACACCTCGCAGTCTTAGAGGCGGCGCCGTGATGGTGGACACCTCCCCCCCCCGACCCCATCGCGCAGAGGTCGCCCTTCCTGCGAGGGGCGGCCTCTTCTCGTTCTGCATCATAGAAACAACACGCCCAGAAGGATCACGCAGATGCCAATCACTGCCATTCCGACCCGAAGCCGATGACTGAAAAGATCATCAGCGAGTATTCCAGTGGCTGCCAGCGCGACGCCCACAACGATAGACGCGACTAGCGCGTGAGGTTGGCTCCCCTCCATGTTGCGATTCCTGGTTATTCTCGCTCTCGGCTTTGTTCACACCGGGAACATCTCGCCACCTACTGGCGACTAGTCGGGCTCTCGCAGCCCGAAGCGGGAACAACCGCCCTTACCACGGGTTTACTTTAGACTTTGGCGGAGTACCACCCCCGGTTCCACCGAGTTAGAGTCCGTCCCTTTTGCGGGGGACGGCCTCTTTTCGTTTCAGCCTGATTTTCGCGGGAACATTCGGCCAGTCGGCGCGATTTTGGAGCATCGCTCGTCTCCTACCCTCATAGGAGCGCGAACTGCAGGCGATAACCCGAACCTAGGCCTCGCGGTCCCCCTACGTGGACAGCGAGGCTTTTTCGTGGCGTGCGGGTGTCCACAAGCGAGAGGAGCGGCGCCCTCTACGGTCGATGCGTCTTGTCCATTAACTAGCTTTCTGAGCCGGGGGAAGCGCTCGGTTTGCTTCCCGCTTTGCCAAGGCGGCCAAAGCGTTGTTGGCTATTTGGCTGGGGAGCTTCTTCTGACTGACCAAGCTCTTCAGATAAGATGGCATCTTGGTGGGCACATAGACTTCTCGCATCCACCGCTTGAAGGTTGGCAAGGCATCCTCCGGGTAGCACCATGCCGGCTGCGGGTTGGAGAGCGACTGGGTGAAGTATTTAGGGAAGTAGTGGGGAAACTTTATACGATCCCCAAATTCGGCGTCCAGCTGGTAGCTAGTCCAGTGCGCACCCCAGCATCCCCCTACGCTACCATCCAGCAGAATCCTCGTGCCGAAGTCAGCGCCGTTCGTGATCATCGAGGCGAACAAGTCGGAGATTTGCGCGAAAACGCAAAAGTATCCGACCGGAACATTGTCATATACCAGCGAGACGCGGTCCTGGAATTGCTGCCAGACCTTGTCAGACGGGTGCTTTCCGGTCATCCACTCTACCACCCATTCGCTAACCTTCACAGCAAACTGCGGAGACAGCCATTGAGCAAGGTTCATGGCGATTTGCGGGTGAACCCAGGTGCCTCGCTCGTCATTCGCGCCGGTTAGAATTGTCTGGATCAGGACGTCCCTTGGAATTCCAAGGGACCCCTCAAGTGCAACGAAAAAAGCTTTAGTTTGAGCATTCTGCTTGTAGTTCGACCACTCTTTGCCTGTCGCCTTACACATCGCAGTGGCATTGATGTATCCATCCTGAGCGCGCTGATGGATCAACGCCCCTTGATGGACATGGGGAACGAGCGCGAGCTGTTTACCTTTTGAATGTGTCATTCTGTCGTATCATCCGAAATGATAGCTAACAGACCCATTGACCAAGGCGTCAACACCGCTTAGAGGGCGTTTTATCAACATTACCTTGAAATCGGGCCTGCATGCCTGATTGCGAAAAACCCCCGCCAGCGCGAACTGGTGGGGGTTTCTGCATCTATAGCATCAGACCTCTTGAGTCGATGTTAGCTGCTTTATCTAACTGACGCGCGATTTCCTTGTGTCAATTTGATACACTTCGGAAGCTGAACTTATCCGAAAAGGTGCTCGGGCTTCGGCTTAGGCGCCCTTTTGCGTTTAGGCGGCGCGCTGGCTTTCGTCACCTTCGCCGGTCATCAGTTCCACTGGCACCGCGAGGAACCACTCACGTCGGCTGGCATCCCAGGACGCGAGGCCCAGCTTGACCGCGTCGTCCACGGCCTCCTGAACGCTTTCCCGCCACGGCGAGCGCGGGCGCCCGAACGTCGTGATCCGGTACAGCTTCGCCATTCAGTAGCTCGACCAGTCCAGCTCGGCATCATCGACGGCGTCGTACATCTCCGGCTCCGCTCCGGTGTCGCCCAGCGGATAGAGCAGCAGGTTCGAATCCCTCTCGACGTTCAACCGAGGGCAAATTTTCAATCCATGGTATCAGGCATGGCATTGAGGAATTAGGCTGACAAAATATGAAGCTATATCAGCTGACTAAATTCTTGATGTGGCTGCCACCCTCTCCGCCAAGGGACCATCCCACCACATCACGATTCAGTCTCATAAACCCAAGGATTTCCTTGGTTTATGCCCTGATTCGCTTCCCACCGCATCTCACTCCATCGCACGGCGTCCGAGTCGTTTCGTGGGAAGAAATGTGGGAAGGTTCTGGCATGGGAAAACTGTCCGCAACGAGCGTTAAGGCGGCCACTCGGCCGGGCCGATTGGGTGACGGCGAGGGCCTGTACCTCATCGTCCAGCCCGGCGGTTCAAAGAGCTGGATGTGCCGTGTGCAGAAGCATGGCCTGCGGCGGGATTTCGGTCTCGGCAGCGCTTCGAAGATCTCGCTCGCGACCGCCAGAGAGATGGCGAGGGAAATCCGAAGCTGGATGGAGATGGGGCTCGACCCCATTTTCGAGCGGCGCAAGGCGCAAGGCATCCCAACCTTTCGGGAGGCGGCGGCGAAGGTGATCGCCGCCAACGACAAGACCTGGCGCAATCAAAAGCACGCGGCACAGTGGTCCAGTACGCTGGAGGCCTATGTCTTCCCTCATATCGGCGATCGTCAGGTCAATGAGATCACCGGCCCAATGATTCGAAATCTCCTCGCTGAGATTTGGCTTTCGAAGCCCGAGACCGCTCGCCGTGTTCGCCAGCGGGTCGGCGCAATTCTCGATTGGGCTTACGCCTCCGGCTTTCGCGAGACCGAGGCTCCCATGCGCGCGATCACCAAAGGGCTTCCGCGTCAGCCCAAGAAGGACGGCCATTTCGCCGCCATGCCCTATGACAAGGTCCCAGCGTTCCTGCGCCGCCTGCCCGAGCGCGAGACGTTCAGCAGGCTCGCGTTGCAGTTCGCGATCTTCACTGCTGCTCGTTCAGGCGAGGTGCGGGAGGCCACATGGGGTGAGATCGATTTCGACGCCCGGCTCTGGACCATCCCCAAAGAGCGTATGAAAGCCCAGCGCGAACACGTGGTGCCGCTAAACGACGGCTCCTTGAAAATTCTGCAGCGGTGTCAGGAACTGAGGTTGGGAGAGGCCGCTCTGGTCTTCCCGGGATCGCGGCCCAAATCTCCCTTGTCAGACATGACCCTTTCCAAGCTGCTTCGTGAAATGCGCGAACCCTACACGCCCCACGGTTTTCGTTCGTCATTCCGGGATTGGGTCAGTGAGGAAACCCAGCACCCCAGTGATGTTGCGGAGGCGGCGCTCGCACACGTAGTGAAGAACAAGACCGAGGCGGCGTACCGTCGAGGCAACCTTCTCGAGAAGCGCCGGGCCATGATGGATGACTGGAACGCATTCTGTGTTGGCTAG